CCTTTCCCTGCTGTCCGGCATCGGCCAGCTATCGCAGTTCGCCTTCTACGTCTGCGTCATCATGAACGTGCTGGCCTGGATAGGCGTGCTCTGCGGCATGGTCAAGGACGAAATCAGCCAGCGAATCCGCCGGACCTTCTGGATTCAACTCCTTCCCTCAATTTTTTACGTTTACGCGCTGATCTTCAGTGGGCATCCCATGCTCGGCGCATCTGCCTTCATGGTGCAATTCCTGATCGTCGCCACCGCTTTCCGAAAGGAGGCGAAACCTGCATGACGCTGGCGGAATACATCGCCCAGCAGTGGGCAATCCTTCGTGAATATGGGCTGATCAAGGGGTAACGGCATGACCAGAGATGCTGAAGAGCTTCTGACCCAGTGGGGGAAATGGGTTTGGCAAGAGACTGGCGTCCCTCGCTGCGGGTCGCCAATGCTTGCGATAATGCGAGACAATGTTGCGATGGAGCGCTGCCTGTCCGCATCGATATCCGACGACGATGCCATGCTAATTGACGGGATTATCGCAAGGATGGGGCGGAGAGACGAAGAGATGGCTAATTGTGTGCGGGTGTATTACGCAACGGAAATGACAATGCAGCAGGTGGGGAAGGTGTTAAACCTGAATCGCCTGAAAGTTCGAGAGCTGCTAATCGCTGGCAGGTGTTATGTAGAGGCTGTTCTTGATATGCGGGAGAGAATAGCTATTCGCGATGCTGCCTGATATCAGATCGCCAAGATAATAGTTGACCGTGTTAACTCGAACATATAGGATTTATGGAAGATTGCGGTTTTACCGCATGAGAATCCTTGTTGGTTGCGACTACGCGACCGGGATCGTCTTGGACACGCAGGCGTTAAAGTGAAGTGGGAGCCGGTGGAAGCCCGGCACGGAGTGAATGCGCAGGCTGATGCGCAGCAAGGAATACCCGACTGGATACGATGCTATCCGACACCGCCTTAAGTGGGGGTGACAGCAGGGCCAGTCATGCCGGAGATCAGCACCGGCCACTCCAATAATTCAGAGCCCAGCCTAGCGCTGGGCTTTTCCGTTTCTGCGCCTCCCCAGCGCATGCCCGCAGCCCCGCGGGCGTTTTATTCCTTCGTGCAAGAGCCCGGTACAGAAGTATGACCGACGACCGCGTAATGTCCGCCGCCAGTTACACGGGTGCCGGGATATCTGTTTTGTCCGGCCTCACTCTGACTGATGTTGGAATTATCGTCGGTATCGCCACGGCCATCCTGACGTTTGTTGCCAACATGGTGTGGCAGGCCCGAAAAGACCGCAGAGAAAGGGAACTCAACGAGCTGCTTAAGCGTCAAGCCAAGAAGGCGCTGGACACGTGAAGCCCTGGCAGCGCGTAACAGGCGCCTTGGCAATCGCTAGCGCCCTGGTTGCTGCGCAAGAAGGCCGCAGCCTTGTTGCATACATCGACCCAGTTGGGATTCCCACGATCTGCGAAGGAATTACCGCAGGGGTTCGCCTTGGCGACAGGGCAACGCCTCAGCAATGTGACGCACTTCTCGAAGCCGAGGTACGCAAATCCCTTTCCTCGGTTGAACGCCTGGTAACAGTCCAGATGCCAGACACCCGGAAGGCTGCACTCGCGTCATTCGTTTACAACGTGGGCGAAACGCAGTTCTCCAGGTCCACGCTTCTCCGCAAGCTGAACGCTGGAGACGTCAAGGGTGCATGCACCGAGTTGTCCCGCTGGGTGTATGCAGGAGGCAAGGTCTACAAGGGCCTCGTTAATCGACGCAAGGCAGAGCGGGAACTGTGTGAGCAGGGGCTATGACCAAATATCTGCTCATCGCTGTAGGCGTGCTGGCTGTTCTTCTCGCTGGTACCGCAGCAGTCTGGCGCATGAGCGTTCTCAGCAATGAGCGCGATCAGTACCGCGCAGAGGCTGAGCAAGCCAAAGCACAGGCCGGCGACTATCAACGCCGCGTAGAAGCCGGCAACGCCATCGAGCGCACATATCTAGAGGCAGTGAAGAGTGCAAACGCTCAAAACGATCAGCTTCGCGCTGACATCGCTTCTGGTGCTCGCCGGGTGTACGTCAAAGCCAGTTGTCCAGTGCAGCATCCCGGAGCCGCCACCGGCTCTGATGCAGGAAGAGCCGAGCTTGCTCCCTCTGATGGACAAACTGTTTCAGATCTCCGAGCCGGCATCGAGCGAAAAGAAGCGCTGATCAAGGCCCTACAGGAATACATCCGTAAAGGACACGAGCAATGAGCAGCTACGAAGTCAAGACCTCTGACGGCATCGTACACAAGGCAGAGGCCAATACTCACATTATCGATTCCATTGGGCTGCATCTGTACGCAGACGCTGGGCGTGTCGTTGCTGTGTTCCGTGCCTTTGAGTGGGTGCGCGTATACCCGGAAGTAGTGACTGCCCCATCTGAGCCGGTGCAGCCCGCCCCCGAAACCACCACCAGCCCGGAAGCTACCGGGGAGTAAGTCATGAGTGAAGGGCAGGCTGTCGTGCAAAAGAAAACGGCAGACTGGGAGTCCATTGAGCGCGCTTATCGAGCTGGTGCACTTTCTATTCGGACTATCGCGGATCGTCATGGAGTGAGTGACACCGCGATCCGCAAGAAGGCCAAGGCGTTAGGCTGGGAGCGTGATCTCTCCGAGCAAGTCAGAAAGGAAGTTCGCAACAAGCTGGTTCGCGGCGAGGTTCGCGATCCGCATTATGCGAACCCCGAGCGTGATGCAGAGATCATCGAAGAGGCGGCCGAAGAGGGCGCTCGGGTTATACGCAGCCACCGCCGTGACATTCGGAAGGCAACCAACCTCGCTGATTTGTTGATGGACGATCTCTTGATGACTATCAGTCGTCGGGAAGAAATCTACGAAACCATCGAGGATGAAACCCGCGACGATGGCAATGGTATGCGTAGGGCAAACATGCAAGCTGCCATCGCCCTCCCTAGCAATGCCAAGACTCTCTACCAGTTATCGTCAGCCATGAAGAACTTGCAGGTTCTTGAGCGTACGGCCTATGGGCTGGATGGTGATTCAAAACAGCCTGCGCCGCATGAAGACCTGACAGATGATGAACTTGAACGCCGAATCGCTCAGCTTGCCGGCCAGTAGAGCTAAACGATTAGAACTGCTTGGGTACCTGGAAGAGAAGAAGCGCAGAGAATCCCAGCGACAATTCAAACTCCAGTTCGAGACTCTCTACGACTGGCAGCGCAAGTTCAACAAGGCTACCGCTGATAACACGTCGTGCATGCTGATGGCGGCCAACCGGGTCGGAAAGACTCGAACTGGGCTTACCATCGATGCGGCTCATTTGCTGGGAGATTATCCCGGTGACTGGGAGGGGCATAGGTTCAGCCATGCCCCCTTGTGTTGGCTGCTTGGCTATTCGATGGAGAAAACCCGCGACCTGCTCCAGGGGCCACTGTTTGGTCGCTTCCAGGGCGGCACGTGGACTGGCGGCCTGATCCCTGCTGATCGAATCGTTGATTGGCGGTCAGCAACAGGAACCAGCGGCGCAATGCGAGAGGTGCGGGTCAGGCATGCGACTGGTGGTATTTCCACCGTCCAGTTCTGGTCGTACAGTCAGGGCCAGCACGCGATCATGGGCGACAGTGTCGATTGGTATCACATCGACGAAGAGCCGGAAGACAAAGAGATCTACCCGCAGGTCATCACTCGTACTGCAACTGGTGATGGTGGCCGAGGCGGGCGCGGAATACTGACGTTCACCCCGGAGAACGGGCGAACTGAACTCGTCGTGAAGTTCATGGACGACCCAGGTGAGGGCCAATACATCCAGCGCGCAACGTGGGATGACGCGCCTCACCTCTCTGAAAAGATCAAGCGCGAACTGTTGGCGGCTTATCCGGCCTGGCAACGAGATATGCGCACGCGAGGCGAACCATTGCTCGGAACCGGCCTGATATTTGATTTCGGCGATGACGAGATCAAGTGCGCACCATTCCCATGCCCCGACCACTTCTGGGTCATTAATGGCATGGACTTCGGCTGGGATCACCCGCAGGCACATGTGCAACTGTGGATCGATCTCGAAGCTGACATTGTGTATGTCGCGCAGGCCTGGAAGAAATCAAAGGTCACGCCTAGCACTGCGTGGGGTTCTGTGAAGCATTGGGCCCAGCACGTGCCAACAGCATGGCCGAGCGACGGCTTGCAGTCTGAGAAGTCGTCTGGGGTGCAGCAACGCGCCGCATATCTAGACGCAGGCTGGCAGATGCTCCCTGAACATGCGACATGGCCGGGTGGCGGTGTTGGCGTTGAGGCTGGTCTCGTCGAGATGTACGAGCGCATGACTACCGGTCGCTGGAAAGTGTTCAGTCACTTGAGCGACTTCTTCGACGAGAAGATGAGCTATCACCGCGACGAACTGGGGAGGATCGTTAAGTTGAACGACGACATCCTCTCGGCGTCTCGATACGCCTACATGATGCGGCGCTATGCACGTCAGCGTTTCCAGTGCAAGCCATCTCAAGGCGGCTCGCACCAATCCACGTACGACCCATTTAGCTGAGGACACACGCCATGGGCGGAGCAGTTAAGAAGATCGCCAGCGTTGCAACGCTAGGCTTGAGTGATGCTGTGCTTGGCGCCACCGAGGCGCCGAAGACTCAGACCACTGAGATGAAGGACATCGAAAGCAACGAGGCTCAGAACGTCGACAGCTTCAACGAGGACCGCCGCCGCCGTGCGCGGATGGCTGGTATCTCGAGCACGATCCTCGGCGGCGCGCTGGGCACTCCTGCCACCACTGCAACTAAAACCCTGCTCGGGGGCTGACATGTCTGAAGCTCTGCGCCGCAACGCGGAAAAGCGCCTGGCGATGCTCAAGAACGAGCGCACGTCCTGGGAGCAGAACTGGCGCGAGCTGTCTGACTTCATCCAGCCTATGCGGTCCCGCCTGCTGTGCGATCAGCAGGTAAACAAGGGCGACAGGCGCAACAACAAGATCATCAACAACGAGGCCACCGAGGATGCCGGGGCGCTTGCTGCTGGCATGATGAGCGGCCTTACCTCGCGCTCCAGGCCATGGTTCAACTTGGTCGTCCAATCCAAGGAGGCGATGGAGTTCGGCCCGGTCAAGTCTTGGCTCTTCGAGGCTACCGAGCGTGTGCGCGATGTGCTGTTGCGCTCGAACTTCTACAACTGCCAGCACGTTTCCTATCTCGAGATGGGCGTGTTCGGCACTGGCGCCATCTGGATCGACGAAGACCCGAAGAACGGCATCCGTTGCGAGGTGTTCACTGCCGGCGAGTACTACGTTGCAAACGGTGCAGATGGTAAGTGCAACGCGTTCTATCGCGAGTTCAAGCTTACCGCTGCGCAGATGGCCGAGCGGTTCGGCAAAGAGAACCTCAGTCCCCAGGCGCAGAATGCGCTCAAAGAGGCGCGCCAAGATCAGTGGTTCGACTGCGTGCAGATGGTCGAGCCAAACGCCGACTACCTGCCAGGCGCAAAGGTAAGCCGTCTGCTGCCCTATGTGTCGCTGGTATGGGAGAAGAGCGCCGAGCCAGGCAAGGTGCTTGAGCATCGTGGCTTCCACGAATTCCCGGTAGCCGTGGTTCGCTGGGATACTCTGCCAGGCGATTGCTATGGTACTGGTCCAGGCCGTCGCTGCCTGGGCGATATTAAGGCACTCCAGCTCTACGAGCGTAGTTCTGCCAGGATGGCTGAGACGGGCTCCAACCCTGCCGTCCAAGCGCCGATGTCGCTGCAAGGAAAACCGAGTTCCACGAACCCGGGGAGCATCACATACGTCGATCAGGTCGGGGCGCAGAACTCGATCATGCCGATCTACGAGCCCAACCCTCAGTGGCTCGCAGTGATCGAAGGCAAGATTGCACGCCATGAGGCCCGCATCCGTCGCTCGTTCTACACCGATCTGTTCCTGATGATCAGTGAGATGGACGATGTGCGCACGGCTACTGAGATCAACGCACGCCGCGAAGAGAAGATGGCGATGCTTGGGCCTGTTGTTGAGCGCGTCGATTTTGAAGGTTTAGACCCTGTTATCGGTCGTGTAGTAGGTATCATGCTGCGCCAGTCCATGCCGATTTGGGCGGGCATCATCGATGGCGAACCGTTGCTGCCTGAGCCTCCGGAAGAATTGGGCCAGAACGTAGTCGAGGCCGACTACATCTCTATCCTGGCGCAGGCTCAAAAGGCCGGCGCGGTCAATGGCTTGGAGCGTATCGCTGCCACCATCGGCAACCTTTCTGGCGCATTTCCCGAAGTGCGCGACAAGTTCGATGCGGACCAGTGGGTCGACGAGTACGCAGAAGCGGCTGGTGTTGTTCCGACTGTCATTCGTGGCGACGAAGAGGTCGCCGCCATCCGCGAGCAGCGGGCCCAGCAGCAACAGGTGGCTCAGGCCCAGCAGGTTCTAGCCGGCGGCGTACAGGCCGCAAAACTCCTATCCGAAACCCAGATCACGGGCGACAACGCGCTCGGCCAGATTCTCGGAGCCTAAATGTTCGAAGACGAAGAGATCACGCAGCAGCGTAAGGAAGCCTCGCGCCTGAAGCAAAGGCAGCGTGAGGACGACGTGAAGTCTCAGATGGCGACCCTAAGCGGTCGCCGTTTTGTTTGGGATCTTCTGGGCTACACGCGGTACGAAGGCCGCTCAACTCTCTTCGATACCCACGGCGGACGCCAGAGCTATCTACTCGGCGCCTATGAGGTAGGCCGAAAACTTTCCGAAGAAATCCGAACCCTCTGTCCTGAGCAGTACCTGCTCATGGTGCGGGAGAACACCACGGTCAGCAAAGAGGAATGACCATGAGCGACAAAGCAATCGAGCAAGAAATCCAGGCCAAGGGCCTCAACGCGCCGCGCATCCGTCCGGCAGACATCGAGGCGAACATTGCCAGTGAGTGGTTTTTCACTGCTGCCGACGGCGCCAAGATTGGTGGTTCCCAGCCGCATCCGCTGGACCTGCTGACCTTCTGCGTCCTTGTCTTGCGCAACGGATTCACCGTCACCGGTGAGAGCGCCTGTGCCAGTCCTGAGAACTTCGATGCCGAGATCGGCCGCCGTATCGCTCGCGAGAACGCTGTCGCCAAGATCTGGCCGCTGATGGGCTACGAGTTGCGGAGCAAGCTGGCTGACGCAGCAGCGCCACACCCAATCGCCGGCGACATCTCCCACTATCCGCCCCACCAGCAGCGCGTGCTGATCGAGTACGTCGAACTGGGCGACAAGCTCAACAAGCTGAATGGCTTCCTTGAAACCGACCTGTTCAAGTCGCTGTCGGCTGCCGAGCAAGAGCGCATGACCGTACAGCGCGGCGCCATGGGTGATTACCACGGCGTGCTGGCCGACCGAATCGCGGCTTTTGGGGGTGAAGCATGAGCCTCTTCATCCACGGCCGCCTGGGCCACTACCTCATGAATGAAGCAAATGTTGACGGTGCACAATCCGGGGCCGCGACCACAACCGCAAGCGGTGCCGAGGGTGAACAGTCGCAGGGCGAAGGCCAGCAGCGACAGTCTGCCGACCAGAGCCAGCAGCAAGCCCAGCAAGAGCAACAGCAGCAGGCTGCCGCAACGGTAGCCCCAGAAGTCTATGCGTTCGCCAACCTGCCCGAAGGCTACTCCATCAGCGAAGAGCAACTGGCCGCATTCTCTCCAGTGCTGAAGGAACTGGGCCTGACCCAGGAGCAGGCTGACAAGCTGGTTGCATTCGATGCCCAGCGCTCTCTGCAGGCCCAAGAGGCAAGCCAGCAGCAGGCCGTCGAGTTCCGCAACCGGCAGGTCTCCAAGTGGGAATCCGAGCTGAAGCAAGACGCGGCATTCGGGGGCGCCAATTTCGAGGCCAACGTTGGCATCGCACAGAAAGCCCTGGCCGATTACGGCACCCCTGAGCTGACCGCGATGCTGAAGGAATCCGGGCTTGGATCTCACCCGGAAGTCGTCCGCTTCTTCCACCGAGTCGGCCAGGAATTGGCCGAGGGCAAGCTGCATCGCACCACCACCGAAGTCCCAACCGAACGCTCGCTGGCCGAGCGGATGTACCCCAACTACCCCGCTTAAGGAGTCCCCATCATGGCGACTATTGGCAATACCGTCCCGACGCTGCTCGACGTAGCAAAACGACTGAACCCGGATGGCGGCGGCATCATGCCGATTGCTGAACTGCTGTCCCAAGAAAACGAAATGCTGCTGGACATGCCGTGGTACGAAGGCAACCTGCCCACCGGCTCGCGCATCACCACCCGCACCGGCTTGCCGGATGTGATCTACCGCAAGCTGAACAGCGGTGTTCCGCCGAGCAAATCGACCACCGCGCAAGTAGATGAGGCATGCGGCATCCTCGAAGCTCGCGGCCAGGTTGATGTGGACCTGGCGATGCTGAACGGCAATACCGCAGGCTTCCGCCTGTCTGAGTCGCGCGCATTCATGGAGGCAATGAACCAGGCCATGCAGCGTGGCGTGATGTACGGCAACACCGACGTCACCCCCGAGTCGTTCACCGGTATCGCGCCGCGCTTCAACACCGTCAGCACCGCAACTGCCGCAACCGCTGCAAACGTCATCGACGCTGGCGGCACCGGCTCTACCAACACCTCGATCTGGCTGATTGGCTGGGGCGAGAACACCGTCCACGGCATCTACCCGAAAGGTTCGCAAGCCGGTCTGGTCCACAAGGACCTTGGCGAAGGCGACGCTTTCGATGCCAGCGGCAACCGCTTCCGCGCCCTGATGGATCAGTACCAGTGGAAGGCCGGTATCGCGGTCAAGGACTGGCGCTACATCGTTCGTATCGCGAACATCGATGTGTCCACCCTGACCAAGAACGCTGCCTCCGGCGCTGACATCATCGACCTGATGACCCAGGCGCTGGAACTCATCCAGGGGTTGACCGGCGTAACTCCGGTGTTCTACGTGTCCCGCCGCATCCGTTCGTTCCTGCGTCGCCAAACCGTCAACAAGGTTGCTGCAAGCACCCTGACCTACGAGAACGTGGCCGGCAAGCCTGCGCTCATGTTCGGCGAAGTCCCGGTTCGCCGCGTCGACGCCATCCTCAACACCGAAGCCCGCGTGGTTTAAGGAGAAGATCATGTACGTCGATAAGCAAGCCGAGTTCTCGGACAGCCAGGCGGTAACGGCTACCGCCATTTCCACCAACGTCTACGACCTGTACCCGCGTGGTAATGCGGTCAACACCAACGTCACCCGCGACATTGGTGTGGGCGAGGACATCTATCTGGTCGTCCAGTGCGATACCACTGCAACCGCAGCCGGCGCCGCAACCGTGACCGTCAGCCTGGAGTCGTCCTCGACAGCAGACCTGGCAACCACCCCGACCGTGCACTTCGTATCGGCAACCCTGGCTCTTGCCAACCTTGTCGGTGGCACCACCCTGCTCGCCATCAAGCTGCCGGCTGGCCAGTACAACCGGTACGTTGGTGTGCGCTACACCGTCGCAACCGGCCCCCTGACTGCCGGTGCGTTCTCTGCGTTCCTGGCCAAAGACATCCAGGCGTTCCGGGCCTATGTCAAAGGCTACAACTTCTGAGGACTGACTGATGGCTAAGAAAGAAGAAGCCAAGAGCGGAACCGCTAAGTGGTGTGAAGTGCTCGAAGTGAGCTACATCGCTGATCGCATCTGCCAGCCCGGCGAAAAGGTTCTGTACGACCCGGGCGAGGATGGCGTAATCGGGCCGAATCTTCGCGAAATCAAAGAAGACGAAGCCAAGTAACACCTCAGGGCCCTTCGGGGCCCTTTTCTATTTCTGAGGGACGCCATGAGTTCGATAGTAGACATCGCCAACATGGCGCTTTCGCACATCGGTAACAGCGAGCGTATCAACGCCCTGGATGAGGCGAGTGCGCAGGCCGAGCAATGCAGCCTGTTCTTCGAGCCGTGCGTTGACGAGGTATTGCGCGCCATTCCGTGGGGGTTCGCCACCGCGTTCGTGGATCTAGCAGAGGTGGCGATCAACCCCGACCCTGAGTATCCCTACTGCTATGCGATGCCTGTCGACTGCTTGTTGGCTCGCCGTATTGTCAATTCGGTGTGGCCTGTCGGCTACTATCCGTTCCCCTGCGACTACCAGTTGCCGCAAATCCCGCCGATCCAGTTCCGTGTGATCAACGGATCAAGCGGCAGGTTGATCTCGACGACTGTCTCCCCCGCGAAGCTTGAGTACACCACCAAGCTCTCTACGCCCGAGATCTTCGATCCGATCTTCGTGTCTGCGCTGTCGTGGAAGCTGGCGGCAAAGATCGCTCCTGCGCTGAGTCGTGACTCGAACATCGCTGAGAAATGCGAACAGCAGTATCAGTACGAAATCCGAAATGCTGGGGCAGCCAGCTTCAACGAAGCTCAGCGTGGCCCGCAGCCTGAATCTTCCTTCATCTCGGTGCGCTCATGACCCTGCTCGTTCAGCCGTCTTTCAGCGCGGGCGAGATGGCGCCTGCGACCTATGGCCGTGTTGACCTAGCTCGCTACTACACCGGTCTGCGCACCTGTCGAAACTTCCAGGTGCTACCAGAGGGTGGCGTACAGAACCGCTCTGGCACGAAGTTCATTGCCGAGGTGAAAGCCAGCGAGAACTTCACTCGTCTGATCCCATTCCAATACTCGACCGAACAGACCTACATCTTGGAGTTCGGCAACCTGTATATCCGCTTCGTGAGCAATGGCGGCCAGGTTGTCAGCGGATCGGTGCCCTACGAGATTGCTAGTCCGTATACGACTGCCGATCTGCGCGATCTGAAGTTCACTCAGTCTGCCGATGTCCTGACCATCGTTCACCCGAACTACGCGCCACGCGAGTTGAAGCGCCTTGCCCCGACCAACTGGACGCTGACCACTATCGACTTCCAGCCGGGCATCGCTGCTCCAACTGGACTCTCTGGCTCGCCGCGCACTGGTGGGTCTGGCGACACAACGAACTATCGATACCGGGTTACGGCAGTCAGTTCGAAGGACACAGGCTCTATCGAGTCCTGGGCGAGCAATACCGTCACTGTGGCGAGTTGGGATGGCAAGCCAGGCGCCACCCTGTCCTGGGCAGCCGTAACAGGTGCAGACCACTACAACATCTACAAGGACAAGTCATCAGGGGTTTTCGGCTACATCGGCCAGGCTGACACCACTTCGTTCAGCGACATCAACATCGCGCCTGACAACGACAAGACTGTGCCGATTGGATACAACCCATTCACTGGTGGCAACAATCCATCGGTCGTAGGCTACTTCCAGCAGCGGCTTGTGTTTGCGGCAAGCAACAGTCAGCCTCAAACCATCTGGATGAGCAGGGTCGGGGACTTCCATAACTTCGGATACTCGGACCCCTACAAGGACGATGACGGCATCGAGTTCACGATTGCCAGCCGCGAGGTCAACCAGATTCGCCACCTCGTATCCCTTCGTGACCTTCTGGTGCTGACCTCAGGCGCGGAGTGGTCGGTCAGTTCGTCGAAAGAAACCGGCATCACTCCTGAGTCGATCTCTGTCAGTGCTCAAAGCTACTTTGGGTCGAGCGGCGTTATCCCAGCGGTCTACGCCAATACTGCGCTGTACATCCAGGCCCGGGGCGGAAAGCTATCCACGCTCGCCTACAACGATATCGACGCAGGCTTTAGGCCCAGCGATGTGAGCGTGCTTTCGTCTCACCTCCTGCGTGGGTACACCATCGAAGATCAGGCGTTCACGCTGACGCCCAATGGCGTCCTGTGGATGGTCCGTAACGATGGCGTGTTGCTCGGATTCACGTTCATGCCTGAGCAGCAGGTTTTCGCCTGGCATCGCCACGATACAGACGGTGAGATCGAGTCCGTAGCGACTGTTCCTGAAGGCGACGAGGACATCCTATACATGATCGTCAAGCGCACGATCAATGGGTCTACCAAGCGTTACATCGAGCGCATGCAGTCACGGCAGTTGAACAAGTTCGAAAGCGGTGATTACGTTTACGACCGATCGTTCTTCGTGGACTGCGGCCTGACCTACGACGGGCGCGGCACCATGAGCGCTACGCTGACCGGTGGGACTGACTGGAAATACCCGAACGCGCTGACCCTTGAAGCGCTATCGGCTCCGTTCAATCCCGGCCATGTTGGGCGCTATCTGATCCTCTACGGCGGTGGAGACGAGAACAACATTAGCGATGTGCTGACCGTCAAGATTCTCGCCTATGACTCTCCCGGCGTCGTTTCCGTTGAACCGCAGACTATCGTCCCGGAGTCGCTACGAGGAATCCCGGCAACACGCTGGGGCTTTGCCGCAACCACCATCAGCGGCCTTGGCCATCTTGAGGGGAAGACGGTTTCGATTCTCGCGGACGGCAACGTAGCGCCTCAGGCCGTTGTCTCTGGCGGGTCTATCACCCTGGATGGTCCATCGCTAGTCGTCCATATCGGCCTGCCGATCACTGCCGAAATCGAGACGCTAGATATCACCATGCAGAACCAGCAGGCGTTCCTCGGCAACAAGAAGCGCATCAACCAGCTTGTCGTGCTGCTCGAGCAGAGTCGCGGATTTTGGGCCGGCGCTCGGAGTGATCGTCTTAGGGCTGCGAGCGGATGGGAATACAAGCAGCGTGCGGCGGAGAACTACGGCGAGCCTATCGAACTGAAGACCGGCAAGGCTGAGATCAGTATCAGTACAGATTGGACGGACGACGGACGGATCTTCATCCGCCAGAGCGATCCGCTACCCATCACCATCTTGGGAGTGTTGCCGAATGTCCAGGCCGGGGGCTGAGCTTAGGCCTGTCGACGAACAGGTGATTGCGCACGTCGTGGCCAACGTTCGCGAGGCCGACCGGCTTGAGTTCGAGGCTATCCGTGGCGTTGATGTAGAGCAGGAGTTGCGCAACGCCCTGGAGCAAAGCGAAGAAGCCTTTGTTCTGGTTAGTCGCGGTGAGCCTGTCGTCATCTTCGGGTGCATCCGATACGACGACCGAATCGGTGTCCCATGGATGATCAGCACGCATGCCGTTACCAGGCATCGCGCAGCTTTCCTCCAGGAATGCAGAGATCAGATTGGCCGCATGCGTCAACGCTACGCGGCGCTCATCAATTACACCGACGCCAGATATGAGCAGGCCCTGCGATGGATGCAGTGGCTCGGCTTCGACATGCTCGATGCTGTCGAGTACGGCGTAAACGGTGAACTTTTCCACCCATTCACTATGCGAGGCGAACTATGGGCGCAGCATTAGCGGCAGGCGCTGCCGGAGCTGGCGGGCTGCTGAATGCCTATTCGCAGATTCAGCAGGGCAAGGATGCTGTACGCACCGCGAACCGGCAGCAGGCCTATCTAAATCGCCAGGCACGTCAGGTGCTGGACCAAGGCGAATTCGAAGACGCTCAATTGTACGAACAGGGGCGGCAAATCGTTGGCGCCCAACGAGCCGGATTCGCGGCTAACGGCGTAGACGTAAACAGCGGAAGCGCGTCCCGTGTCCAAGAGTCGACGATGAACCAGGTCGCCATGGATGCGGAGCAGGTCAGGCGGAACGCATTCAATCAAGCGTTTGGCATCGTCACGCAGGGTAACGAAGGAGTCCGTCAGGCACGCGCCGACTATCGCACTCGTCGCCTGAATGCCTTCAGTTCTCTTCTCACTGGCGGCTCGCAAGCCTACGGCAACTACAAGGCGCTTTCCTGATGGCAGCACAGATCCCGCAATATCGACGCAGGGTAGGTCCTGACGTACCACAGGCTCCGCGTGCGCTTGGCCAGAGCGTTGATGCATCAGGCCTCGCCCAAGGCTTGTCAAGCGTATCCAACGCGATAACTCAGATATCGCTGAAGGAGAAACAAGAGGCCGACCAGACTGCGCTCATCGACTTCAGCACGAAGGTTGATCAGCTCCGAAATGATCTGATGTACAACCCAGAAACCGGAGCGATGACAAAAAAGGGCGGCGCTGCCCTGAATGTAACCGGGAAGACAGTCGGCGCGTTTGATGAGCGAACCGCTCAGTTGATCGACGGTCTGGCAAATGAGGATCAGCGACGCCAGGCAAAGCAGTATGTTGCAAAGTCGAGGACTGATTTTGAGGGGACTCTTGGCCGGTACGAGTTCAAACAGCAGCAGGCGTATAAGGATCAGGTCGATCTGGCCGCAATCGCCACGGCGCAGAACACTGCGGCACTGAACTACAACGACCCTAAAGCCGTAGAGGAAAGCCGAAGCCGAATCGACGGGATACTTCAGCTTCAGGCTCAGCGCAATGGCTGGGGCCCAGAGGTCTTGGAGGCGAGACGGCAGAAGGTCGGCAGCGAAATGTATGCTGATGTTCTACAGCGTCAGGCTGCGGATGATCCATATCGAGCACAGAAAACTCTGAGAGAGGTCCAGGGAGCTCTTACTGCTGATGATTTGGTTCGCGTTGGCGGCATGATTGAAAGCAAGATAGACCGGCTTCAGCAAAAGGCCGAGATGGCCGCTCTTCGCCGGGAGAACGCAGCTCAGCAGACGATTAACAAGATCAATTCTCAGATAGCTAGCGGCGTACCTGCTAGCGATGAAATGTGGAAGGAGTGGGGTCGGTCCGTGCAGGGCACTTCTGCACAGAAAGAGTTTCAGGAGTTGGTTTCTCAAGAGGTTGAGACTCAGAAGGTCCTCAACGGAATGCCTATTGATCAGCAGGCCATCTATGTGAACCAGAAAGCTGCTGAACTCCAAAAGAACGGGGGCACACTTGCAGAGGCCAACAATCTGGCCCGCCTTGGCCGCGCTATAGCTGCAAGCAACAAGATGCTTGGCGAGGCGCCTCTCGAATATTTCCAGACTCGCCTTGGCGGTGAAGTCCAACCAATAGACCTTAGTTCTGATGATCTGCCTGACGTGCTATCGCAGCGCATCACCGCTATTCGCAGCTTGCAAGACAAGTTCGGGCAAACGGTTTCAATGAAGCCACTACTGCCGCAGGAAGCAAAACAGCTTAGCGCACAGGTCGAAGGTATGAGCCCACAACAGCAAAGTGAGCTTTTTGGCAAGCTACATACTGCTATGGGTGATGATCGCGCCTATGCCGGGGCAATGCAGCAGATCGCTCCTGACTCTCCAATCAGGGCTCTTACCGGTATGCTAGCAGGGAAACAAAGAAGCCTTGTGACGGAGACAAAATGGTTCAGGCCTGATGTTGAAGTTACCAGCGGCGACGTAGCGCGCACAATGGCGACTGGAGAGAGCATCCTGAACAAGACGAGGGCGCAGAAGCAGTCAGATGGCGCATCGACAAAGTACCCGATTCCTCCAGAGAAGGAGTTTGTGGTTGAGCTTGATAAACAACTAGGAGGGGTATTTGCAGGTCAGCCGCAATCTTATGGCCTTGCTCTCCAGGCTGTTAAAGCTTATTACACCGGAGCCGCTGCCGAGCAGGGAATTGCTAGCGCTGATGTTGACAGCGATCTTATGAAGAAAGCCATAAAGGCCTCTATTGGCAGCGTCGTCGACTTTAACGGACAAAAGACGATAGCTCCTTGGGGTATGAGTGGTTCGGACTTTGAGCCTGCCGCTAGGGCAAGCATCGAGCAGTTGCTGGAGGAACAAGGCGCATCCGATCTTGATAAAGCGATGATCGATAATTACACGCTTCGCCAGGCTCGTGACGGAGTCTACTACGTCATGCAGGGACAGCAGTTCAAATATGGCACGGACGGCAAGCCATTGATTATCAAGGTTGGTGGCCAATGAGCTTCATCGGTGACTTGGCGTTTGAGGATCAACGCGCGCTAGAAGATGAGGCGCTAGCCAATCCCGCAGTAAATGACACATCTCCAGATTTTTGGGATGGGTCGCTTGATTCTATTGGCACGGGCTTCATCCGTGGAGCGTTTGAGGCTGCATCGTCGGTAGAAGCAGGTTTTAACAATCTCTGGATCAGCGGGCTGGATGCCGCTGCATCTGCATTCTTGCCTGAGCCTCGCGGTGGCGGCACGCCTAGCGTAACTGATGCGGAAACAATGTTGCGCGATGAGCAGGCCAAGGCGAATGCTGAATACATCACAAGCCTTCGACCAGATCCTGAAACTACCGGCATGGCAGCCCAGGTTACTGGCGAACTGGCAGCCGTAATCCCTCGCACCATCGCAGGTTTTGCTGCCGGGGGGCCAGTTGGAGGAGCAATTGCCGCAGGCGCTCCGGCTGGATATGCAGGCGCTATTGAGGCTGAAGCGCAGGGAATTGACCCTGAGACGGCTAGAATTAAAGGTGCTATCGCCGCTGCCACATATGGGATTGGTGCACTGATGCCGGCAGCTAGGTTCGTCGGCGCTGCTGTTCCTGACTTTGCTGTAACGGTTGGGGCAAACGTCGGCCTCGGTGTTGCATATCGCGGCGGGACTGCTGCGCTACTGGAAGCTAATGGTTACACCCAGCAGGCCCAGCAGTATAAGGCCCTTGACGCCACTAGCATGGCGGTTGACGCTGTTCTTGGAGCGGCATTCTGGGGTGTAGGGAGGATCGGCGCTCGCGCTCCTCAGCAAGATATAGACGCAGCACTGGCAGCAAACAACAGCGGCCATGCGCAAGATGGATCGGCCCCAGGGGCTCCGGTTGACCCTGCCTCTTCAGTTGCCCACCAAAGCGCTCTGGACTTGGCGATCAGGCAATTATCCAGAAACGAGCCTGTAGACCTTTCGCCTATTGCGCCCCTGGTAGATAGAGCCGAGTTCCTTCGTGGCAATCGCGTCGGACCAGATGACGCAGCTATCCGCTCAACCGCTGAGCAGGAAGTTATCCCGCTGATTCGCCAGGAACTTGAGGCGGAAGCTGGCGGACGTTCAGGCGTCATTAACGACCTAAAGGCAGAGCGTGCATATCTCAGCTCGGAACTGTCGCGCATCGCAGACACATTCAAAAGCCGCGCCAAGGACTTCCAAGGCCAGCGAATGTCGCGTAAGCAGGCAGAGTCTGCCGCTCGCCGCGCGATAGCCAGTGAGCGCGCTTCGCTTCAAACCAGAATTACCGAGATAGATCGAGTTTTTTCCGAGAACCGTGCAGCAGAGCGTGCGGCTGGGGAAATAAACCAGATTGACCGAGGTGAAATCCCGGCTCGGTTCATGGACCGCATTGCTTCGCGCGAGGCAGAAATTAAGAATGGTTATCGCAAGACCGCTCTTGTAAGCAGTGTCAGCCCTGATCGAGGCGCTGCACTTATGCGCCTTGCCAACGATGAGATTCGGAAAATCCTTCCAGAGCAATTCCCCAATCAGTCTGCTCCTGATGCTACCTCAGTGCGCACCCCTGAGCGTGATGCCGCATCCGCTGTAGATGATGCGCTAGCGAATCCAGGCCGAGGTATCTCTCGCGCCACGCCTCGCACCGACGAGGCGGCTAGGTCTGGCGGCCCAGAGAGTCAAGCAAGACCCAAATCTTCCGGGCGATCCGATGAAAGCGAACTGGATCCTGTGGTTTCGGATTTGGTCCAATCAATCATGTCAGGAGAGCGAGAAATAACCCTGCCCACTGGAGCGGTTGATGCGGACGGGAATCTGGTTACTGTCTCGGCCCGCGAGCTACTTGATCAGGCAGACGCTCAGGTGGCGCGCGCCGAAAACGATTCCAAAGGAATTATTGCTGCTGCGCTTTGTGCGCTGAGGTTTGGAAACTGATGAGACGGCAATGTATTCAGGCTGTGCAGCAGGCGATTGGGCGCCCGCTCAACCAGACAGAAATCAGGGATATCGAGGCGCGCATATCTCGCAACATGAGGGAGCTTGCGCGTATCGACCCGAACTGGCAGACGCTTACTCGTAATGACCGGATTACAGCCGCTGGCCAGCGCGCCGCGAATGAACTAACCGCCGAGGCCGCAAAGGCGCGTCAGCGCACCGCGCTCACCATCCTTGCCCATGATCGCGTGCAGAACTTCCTGGAGGGGTATGACGGCAACCGTCTTGAGGCCCTAGATAGAATCCTCGCATTCTCTTCTGACTACCCAGGAATCCAATCGATCGAATCTGCATCTCGCGCAATCCGAGACGAGGCAATGGGTCGTTTGCTAGATGTTATCGATCAGACGCGCGGTAGATTTCTTGGGCTTATCGCGAACCGCGAAGGCACCACTGCGCTGGTGCGCGAGCTTCATGGAGAAGATTCTGGGGTACCGGCAGCGCGTGAGGCGGCACGCCAATACCATGAGGTTGCCGAGAGCCTCCGTCAGCGCTTCAACCGCGCGGGCGGTGATATTGGCAGGTTAGATGACTGGGCGTTGCCCCGTGGGCATTCTCAATACCGCATCGCTCGTGACCTCGCCGGCTGGGTTGACCAGCACATGGGGTGGGTTGATCGCAGCCGCTATCTGAACGAAGACGGAACCCGCATGACGGATGACCAGCTTCGTGATTTCCTGACTCATGCCGGGACAACGCTAGCGACTGGCGGGGTGAACAAGATCGAGCCCGGGCGTGTCGGCGGGAGCGGGATGCGTGCGAATCGAGGCAGCGAGTCTCGCCAAATCCACTACCGTGACGCCGATGCATACATGGCCGCGCAGGAAGCGTATGGCGACAAGAATATTATGGATCTGATGTTTGGCCATATTGACCAGATTTCTCGCGACATCGCGCTTGTGGAAACCTTAGGACCTAACCCAAACCACGCGTTCAAATATTTCTCAGAATCTGCATTCCAGCATGAGTCTGTGTCATCGCCGAGAGATATAAGTCGGCGCCTTAACAAGCAGCGTAAGCGGCTAGATTACCTTTACACCGAGGTTGCTGGTACGCGCGAGCCGCCCGTCTCTGCACGCATTGCAAACTGGTTCGATACATATCGCGGGGTTAACGTAGCATCCAGGCTGGGTAGCGCGGTAATTACGGGGTTTTCCGACCAGGGCACAATCGCACTTACTGCAAAGATGAATGGCATGCCAGTAATGAGGGTATTCTCCAATGAGGCGAAGATGCTCAACCCGCTGAATGACCAGCATCGCCGCATTGCCAGTCGCGCTGGTTTGGGTATCGACCAGCTCATGGGTAGCATGGCGCGCTGGGGGGCTGACGGTCTTGGTCATGACGCTGAAGTGGCAGGTCGAGCATCGGGTTACTCGCAGACGGCGGCAACAACGCTTCTCCGCGCGTCAGGCATGAATGCTATTGATGCAGCCAACCGGCGTGCTTTTGGCGCAACCATGATGGATGCTGTCGGGTACCTAACGCGCAACCACGAATCCATGTCCTCTCTTGAAGCAGGGGATCGGGCAAGGCTGCGCAAGATGGGTGTGACGGATACAGACTTCTCTGTATGGCGCTTGGCCGAAACTGAAGATTGGCGCGGCATTGGAGACACCATCCTAACTGCGGGTAGCATCTACAGGATCACAGACGAGGCTCTTTCAGAGATTTCCGCGCGGACACGTACCAGCCCGCAGCGGTTGAGAGACCAGGCAGCCACCAAACTGCTCGGCTCTGTCCTTGATGAAACAAACATGGCCATCCCTGCGCCAGGGGCCAGGGAGAGAGCATTCATGCATGGGGGCAAGACTCGCGGAGAATGGGGCGGCGAGCTAGTTCGTTCGTTCTGGCAGTTCAAGTCGTTCTCTGTCTCAATGATCATGAAGCACTGGAAGAGAGCTTTCGCTCAGCAAGCCGGCTGGGGAAAGGCCGGCTATATGGCGGCGATCTTCGCAAGCACAACAGTGCTTGGAGCTATTTCCCTTCAGTTTAACGAGATAGCCAGCGGTCGTGACCCAAAAAACATGCTAGACGCCGATGATACGACTGGTGTTCCAGGTCTTCGATTTGCTTTGGCTGCAATGCTTAAAGGGGGCGCCCTGTCTATCTATGGCGACTTCCTATTCTCAGATACGACCAGATATGGAACCTCTCCGCTTGCAGCAATCGGAGGCCCCATAGCCGGGGATATTGAGGCGCTATTCAAAATCAGAGGGACGGCACAGGACCTAAAAGGCGATCAGCTTGGTGGGAACCTTGTGAAATTCGCAAAGAGCCACATCCCTGGAGCAAACCTCTGGTACACCAAAGCTGCCACTGATCACATGATCTTCCACCAGTTGCAAGAGTACTTCTCTCCCGGCTACCTTCGTCGCATGGAGCAGAGAGCCCGCAAGGAATTCGGGCAAAGCTACTGGTGGGAGCCTGGAGATTACACCCCTCGAAGAGCGCCAGCCTTAGAATCTGCTTTTGGGCCTTAGCTGGTATTGGTTTTGATATGGAGATTTCTATGAGCTTTTGGGATTTAACTTCATTTATAGGTCTAGGCGCCGCCCTGTCTTTTGGGCAGACACACAAGAGAGTTTCATCTGGTTTATATGCTGACATTTGTGGGATTTTGATAATCCCGTGCGTCATATCAATACTTTGGTCTATGTCTCTTGTTTTTTCATGGTGGACTATAGCTATATTTTTGGTTATGTCGCTTGTTGTTGGTTTTATTAACGGTACATTTCTTAGGTCTGGCTTCGGAATGGAGTCACTTGTATCTATGCAGCCAATATTAGGTACGACGTTTGTTGTGTGTGGCATTTCTTCTTGGTGGCCGGCAATATCTAAACTGATTTAGAGATAGAGGCGCCATCAACCGGAACGCCTAGTCTAGTTAACCCCCCCCAGAGAACCCCGCACTTCGCGGGGTTTTCGCATTTCTGGAGCATCGAAAATTGACCGTACCTACTAATACCAGCGTTGTTGAGTACGAAGGCAATGGCGTTACCACGGCATTCCCTGTGCCGTTCAAGTTCCCGGCCAATGACGACCTTGTGGTTACGAAAGTCTATAACGACGTTGCAAATGTCTTGGTGCTCGGAACTGATTACACAGTGGTGGGTGCTGGTGCGCAGAGTGGCGGAGCCGTTATCGCCACTAGCGCTCCTGAAAATGGGGCGACCATCAACATAACCCGCGAGCTTGACACTGTTCAGGAAACAGACCTTAGAAACCAGGGTAGGTACTTCGCAGAGACGCACGAAAGCGTATTCGATTATTTGACTATGCTTATTCAGCAAGGATTTGCTGTTCTGGCTAGAACCCTGAAGCGGCCAGTCGGTAAAGACTATTTTGACGCGGAAAATCGAAGAATCTCAAGGGTCGATGATCCTGTAGAGGATGGAGATGCTGCTAACAAAGTATGGACTCAGCAGTATGTTGGGTCTTTGATCTCTAGCGGCACCGGACCGATTAACCTTGCTTCTAACGTCACCTATTTTTCTCCTGAACTGGTTCCGCATGTTCTACAGGATCTTTCTGGCGGATCTTCCTCTGATGGCGCGGCGCTAGTTTCTCGCGCAACTGTCGCTCTCGACTCTGTTTACAACCTACAGGGCGCCCGGAAGATTTCCAATCAACTGATGCGCGTTGCCGGCTACTACCCAGGCGGATCTGTATCTGGAAACTCATCTGCCACTGGCGGTGGATTGTTTAGATGGGACGCGGACAGGCCGAAGTCCCAACATAATGGCGGCACCATCATCAGCCCAACCGTTCCATGGAACGGCCTCCAAAGCACTGTAGGTGCATACCTCTCTGGTTCTGGCGAGACTACACCTGGCGGGAATGGTTGCTGGGTTCGTGTTGCTGATGATGTCAAGCTTGTTGACTTTGGCGGCGTGATAAGTGAGTCGCTCGACTCATCCGCCGCGTTTAGTGCAGCATTGAAATATTGCCTGGCGACCAATAAGGAACTTTACCTCCCCGAAGGTGTAGTTCGCGTAAATTCTGCTGCCGTAATAAATGGAGCGACTACGCTTTTCTCTTCGGTGAAAATCAGAGGTACATTCAAGACGAGCGGTGTTGCTGCCGGTTATGTTGTGAGCCGAGTTGGCAGCCTGATATATACTGACGGGAACAGCGCTCTTGATATTTCGTTCAATGACTTCAGGAACGAAAATTTCGATATCCGTGGCGTGGCATTTGTAGATACATCATTCTATCCAGCCGGAACCCCTGTAAATCCAAATCCTGCAATCGTTATCAGGAAGGGTAATCCTGACGCAAGTAGTAACAGGTACATAACTGGCAACGTTCTTGAGGATGTTGCCTTCGTTAGCTATCAGGACGCTGTTAAAACCATTGGGGTTGCAACAGGGTTGCCCACCTATAACTACGTTGGTCCAACTTCGTTGAATCGTGTGTATTTCTACAAGTGCGGCACCGCTATGCATCTACAGGATTGCACGTACAATCACCTGTTCCTGAACGAGTGCCTACTCTTCGATCTGTCGTCGCAGTCTATTTTCCTGACCAAGACGGTTAGCGGAACTGGCGGGAACGTAGATGTAACGTTCAGCAACTGTGTATTCGAATCAATTTGGGGGATTATGAATACTGCTAATGGATTGACGTCTTCCACGAAGCGCAACACCGCAGTTTTCAACTCGTGCAATAGAGAGTTCTGCGGCCTTTATGGACCGACTGGTGGCGGCGGAAACTTCGCAGGAAGCCCGCTTGGGTATATTGGTCATACTGATGTAATGATCAATGGCAATTGGGAGAGAGGCCAGGCATTTGGTGAAACTGCCTTGCCAGCGATTGATTCTGGCGCTGTTATTTTCGCAAGTAGGTACGTTGATGTTCTCATGAATGGCGGCCAAGTTGGTTCGCCAGAATATGTCAACGTTGTTGACTTTAGCGGAACGATTCCAGCATCTGGCAGCCTGACAAAAACTTTCAATGTGAGCGGTTCGTTTGTGTTGAATGCTGACGTCGCGTATGACGACGGGTTTGGCGGGCACCAGAACGTTGTTGCCTACGGCAACCCGACTGGCTCAAAGGCTCGGGACGTGACGGGTACGATCATTTCTGCTGGCCTGACTGCAACCTACGGCGATGGCCCATCTGGCGCGGCGTTCACGGTAACGTTCAACAACGGTACCGCGTCGCCGATCAATGTGAAGATCCGAGTCACGAACAAAGCCGGCCTGATCGTTACTGTTTCATGAGATGCAGCCCGAGACTCTATGACCAGCCCGCACTCTGAACTGACCCCAGAAATTTGGACAGTCTCTATGCGGGCTTTTTTGTGCCTGGAGATCAGAATGCCTATCACTGAGCAGCAACTGCTGCAAATCCTCCCGAATGCCGGCCCTCGCGCCGGCGTTTTTGTTGGTGCGCTGAACCGCGGGATGACACGGTTCGGTATCACCTCGCTGGTGCGCGCGGCGGCATTCCTCGCCCAGGTCGGCCACGAAAGCGGCCAGTTGACCCGCTTGGTGGAGAACCTCAACTACAGCGCGCGCGGCTTGGCGGCGACCTGGCCGAGCCGATACCTCGGCGCCGACGGTCAGCCCAACGCTCTGGCGCAGCGCCTGGCCCGGAACCCACGGGCCATCGCCAACAACGCCTACGCCTCGCGCAACGGCAATGGCGACGAGGCGTCCGGTGATGGGTGGCGGTACCGCGGGCGCGGGCTGCTGCAGGTTACCGGCCGATCGAATTACCGCGCCGCCGCGATCCTTCTGGCGAATTGCCCGATACCGCTCGGCGTCCTTGCGCAGCGCCTCATAGCCTTCAGCGAAGAAGGGCAGTAGCGTTTCGTGCCGTAGGGGACCACCACTGGCTGCATCCGAAGCGTTGTCCAAGACATTCTCCGGTGCGTCTAGAGCTCCGAGAACTTGATATGCTTCGGCTGCGAACTGGCGCAGCGCCGCGTTCTCCGCCTTGAGCCTGTCCCGCTCTTTCCTAGCATCATCGCGTGCTTGGCAGAGCGCCCTAAGTTCGGAGCTATCGCGGCCATGCTGAGCAAGCAAGCCGTCGATCTCGTCCAGCATGGCGAGGATGGTCTTTGGGTTGGCGGCGGAATCGAATAATTCCCAAGCAGAGGAGATCGGCTCATCCTCGCTCCGCTCAATTCGGATCACTTCTTCAGCCAGCCTCCGCAGCTCTGCGTGGTCGGTCATGGGATCATCTCCGCCATTTCGGTGATGGCCCTTGCCAGGGCAAGAGCGTGCTCCCGACTGTTCAGCACGATTCGCTGCTCGCCGTACCAGTCGATGCAGGCTTGGTGACCTACGGTATGGATTTCCAGGCCGCTTTCCGGTGCATCCGGGTGCTGCCTGACCTCGATGTACACGCCTTCTTTGTCGTCATAGACGCGCATGACTTTCTCCACGCTGTAGC